TTAAATCCATTTGTTGGAAATAATGCTTAGTAACTATGTAAGAATTTTGAACACCTTGTTTAATATTAGTTACTGCGTCATGTTGTTCAATACCATTAAGTCTTTCTCTGAAGACTCCTGTGATAGAAGAAGTAGTTTGTTCTACTGATTGAATTGCAACCTCAATTGCTTGAACAGCTTGTGCTTTAAGAGTATCATCGAAACCATTAAAGATTGTGTTCATAGGAGCATTACCGTTATCATTACGTCCTTCTTGAGTTGTATCAATCCATTCAATACCTGCTTTCTTATATGCTAACCATTTCTGAATTCTCTCTGGCCATTTAACACCTAAGTTAGTTGGGATAAGAGACATATCCATAATAGTACCAGAAGTACCACTGTTAGCAATTAAGTTATCACGATAGTATATAAGTAAGTCATATCTGTCTTGAAGATGTGCACATTTAAGAATTAATGAGTAAGGTTTCTTAGAACGATTTAAGAAATATACACCATTAACTGATAAATCACACTCATTAGGTCTATCCTTAGAACGGATAGCTGTCTTATCTTCTCCTCTAAGTATATAAATTTCCTCTCCGATTCTTATACAGTTATAACGTCTCATTACAAAGTCGTCATCTGTTTCTAACCACTCTACATCATATACAGGGATTAGACGGAATCGGTGAGTACCAGAATATTCATCGTCAGGGTAACCAGGCATAGTATCGTATTCAGGTCCTTCTTCTTGCGGAGCAAAGTCTGCATAAGAACGTCTATAGACAGCTGAACCTTCATACCACTCTTCTTTAAGTTGCTTTAGATCCTCCTTTGGAATTTCCTTTCCATACTTTGCAAGAATCTGGCTCTTAGTCATCCATTTACGAACAACACATCTATATGACTTACGTACATATGGTGAATCAGGATTTCTATCAACAAAAGTATTAAGAGGATCTAAAACTTCTATATCAATATTCTTGCCGCTTGGAGAAGCTTTAACCCTAAAGAATGTATATCCAGTTATAAGTAAATCTGTTAATAACTGTCTAAGTTTAGTTATGAAATCAATCTCTCTTGACTGCATGATATACTGAACAAGATTTTGTGCAGCTATTTCATACTGAGAAACAAAAGATTGATCAATATCCTAAACTATTTTATCTAGCTATTGTTTGATAGCTGTATCAGTAGGGTCTTTACCTTGTATCATCTAAACTAACGAATTAGTCAAATGTTCTTTTAAGAATTTAACGATACCATTAGTAATTTCAAGTTGTTTCTCTCTTGTTATAGCACTAATAGTATCAGTATCCTTACACGAGATTTTTGGAATAATAGGAGTACCAAGATACTCACCAACCAAAGCATCTACGTGCTTCTTTAATAAAGGTGTAAACTCTACTGAAGTAGGACTACCTATTCCGAAGTTTTCCTCTAAGTATTTAAACTGTTCCGGATCTCTTTTACCGTTATAATAATTATAAGCCTTCTGAAGCTCATATTTATCATACACAAGTTCCGCAATGACTTCGTTCGTTTTGTCTACAAGTTCTTTCTCGCTCATTGCAAATATTAATTGTATTACCTGGAACTTTCGTAGCTAAGTAATGTTTTACTTTATGTAACTTACGACTACGTATTTCCTCTTTCATAAAATCAAGGAACTCATCATCTGGTAAATCGGCAATTAAAACTAAAGGATTCTCTGACCTATCTAGATTCAAAGATACCTTATAACCAACGGGGTCTAAGTCTTCAATTTTAATAGTGCCTATGAACTCCATTTTGTACAACTGCCTAATACAGTCGAGTATCGCTTGTTTCAAATCTGTATGCGTCATCGTCATCAACCTTTAGCTAATATTCAATTTTCGGTTTCTTAGGAATTATTCCGAAGTGTCGGATTCCTCTTTCATCTACCCAATAACCAAAGTCCTCAAAGGTTGCTTCATCATTTTCTACCTTAACAGGCTAGCGACCTGAGAGTTCTTGATCAGCAAGTTCCATCATGCCGAATGCAGCAATAATATCGAACTTACCTTTATTTTCATCGTTGTAACTAGTTAACTAGTCAAGTATTTCCTCAAACCATATATTATGACAATAGTCTTCTACGTAATCAGCAGTTAAATCGGTATGCATATCGATAATAACTTTAGTTGCTGGCGTACCATATGATTTAGAAGTACCATATTTAATATCAGTAAGTGTAGCACGAGGTCTTTTCATAAAGTATTGGAGTCCGTGATTCTCACGAGCCCATGTAACCATACCCATACGAGTAGCCTCTATGTTTATCTTACAATTATAATAACGTGCAAGGCACATTGCTATCTTGTAAGCTTCTCTGATATTTCCTGGTCTATCCTTATACATTGCCACTACTTGTGGTTCACTCATGCCAAAAGCTCGTCTCTTGATAACCATGCAGAAGTCTGATGGGTCTTTTGTTTCTTTAGAAGTTTGATTCTAACCGATATCAATACCGTCAATACCTGCTACATATAAGTTTTCCATCTCTTTATATACTGGCATTTCGAACTCTTCTCCCCTCTCTTCCGCAATTGCTTTCTTTTTCTGCATCTCTTCCATGTATAGGTCAGACCATACTGGATGTTCCAGAATTTTAACCTTACCATCAGGATGGGGTATCCATTTAATACCGTCGATATTCTCATAAGTATGTTTACCGTTCTTATAGAAATAATCTATATATCCTGATACTGGACGTGGTCCAATTTTATGTAGTCTAATACGTGCTAATTGCTCAGAAATCTTTATCTTATTAAACTTGTTAACACCTTCTAAGTTAAAGGCTTCTTCTGCAAACCAGCATCGCTCAGCACATTTCTTATAATATTCTTCTGGAACTGCAAGTAGATTATCACGTTCTTCTTGTAGCTCCTTCTTATATTCTTCAATCTTACAGACTCCTCTATTATCCATAAACTCTGAACGAAGTGATTGAACAAAGTATGGAATGAAGAATCCACTTTCAATGTATGATCCATCTTGTGTGTAATTATGTCTATAAGGTAAAACTTTAAAAGCTTTAGGATGATAATATATCTTTTTAAGTCCTTCAAGAGGAGCGCCCATATCACCACCAGTTCCACCATATAACATAGTACCACGAGGAACACCTTGAACTTCACAAAGCTCTTGTCCCTGCACAACTGCGGTAGTTAAACCAGGCCAAGAACCTGCTTCATCATATATTAATAAATCAACACGGTCACCACGAATATTAGATGGTTTAGCAGCATTAATACCAACACACTCCGACAAGAATCCGAAGTCTTCAAATTGTCCTTGAACTTTACGTTGTAATCCAGACTTTCTATGAAGTGCTTTATCAATAATACGTGGTTTAAACATTCCTCCCTATGTACAAGTATTTAAGAACGTTAGAGCATGATCAAACTTACTAAATGTACCATTTAAGAAAGTATCATTGTAACAAGTAATCATTGTTCTACTATGTCTAATAACTGAGTACATACGAGCGGTCAAAGAAGCATTGATTTCCGAAAATCCAATAGAACGAGCCTTGAATAAGGCAGCGTGTTTATGTAAGACTCTCGCCATCTCTAAGTAATGGAAGAATGTATAGTGTGATGCGAAGAATATAGGGAAACCCTCATCGAGTCCTGAGCCTGAGGCTTTTTTCTCATCAACTATTGGAAGTCTGTAAAAGTTAAGGAAGAAATAATTATCTCCTGTGATTCTGTAACCATTTACTGTCATTCCATACTTACATCGTTTGTATTGCTCAGCCCAGAACTCATTATATCTTTTACTGTGTGGCAAATATGAACAATATTTACCAGTGTTTTCAAAGACTTTTCGGGTTTCTATAAACCAATTTGGATCAAAGTCTAATCCCTAGGTTTCTGATAAAGGTCTATATCCTGTTAATTCATAAGAAAGAGTAGGATCGAAGTATTCAATCTTCTAATCTTTTGGCACATCCCAATAATCCTTATTGGCGTCTCTTTCTTCTCTAAGTTGCTAAACAAGTTCTCTTGCTTCTTTAGCATCCTCTTCAATTTCTTTATTCTATACGTCTTCGATTATTTCCTGAATTTCATCAGGTAACTTTCTCTTACGTGGCATTAAAAGTCTCCTGGATCAAATCCTTCTTCGACACCTGCACGTGTTGTAGATTGTTCTGTGAGCTCCTTCTTAACCTCTTCCTCAAGAGTTACAAGTTCTTCATGGACTTTATGTAGTTGGGACATTTCCTTCATAACTTTCTCTGCAGAGAAAATAGGTTTACCATTTTGGTCACGCTCATTTAAGTCTACAATAGTATCAAAGTAATCTATGAACTAATCAGCAGCTCTTTTAGCAGACTCTAAAAGTTTAATAGACTTATTAGAATCTTGAAGAGCTCTATATTTTCGACAAGCAGCTCTAAATATAGGGTCATTAAACTATTCCTCAGTGAGTCCGGAATCGTTTATAGCTTCTTCATGTTTCTCCTATTCAGTATATTGATTATAAGGACTTTTCCAATCAATAGCTAAATAGATATATGTGAATTCCGCCCAAGCCCTATGTTTATCACTTGATTTGTCTCGTTTTAGCACATCACTAAATTCTTTTA